GTGACGAGTCATGCCCGCCCATGCTGGCAATTCACGATAGTGCAGCTGCATGACTGCCCCGTAGGCAGGGAACCTATGGCGCCTCAACCAGGATTTGCCTCCCTTTTGTGCCGCCACTAACCTTTTAAGCAGTGGTGCCTCAGTCGATAGCGCATCGTATAGCGCCCGATTGTGTGCCGTCAAAAGCACGTGACCCACGAGTCTGCTGTATAGAGTCCTCACATCGGCTGAATAGGGCACCGCTGTCTGCCGCATCATGATGGACCGAGTGTCGTGCACGACTGCGAAACGCTGCGGTGCGATGCCATATTGTGCGGCTTCTTCAGCGTAGTCGTCCCACGGGTGTAACGTCTTTTTACAGAAACTTGTCCCGTGTATGTCATCGCGCACAGGTGAGAAGCGGATTATCTGGCCTGTATTCACGAGGGCCCAGTCCGCGACGGATTGCATGATTTCGTCTGTAAGTGGCATGTCTGTATGTAATGTCCCGTCGTCATTCATATTGATGATTATGAACTTGCGCAGTACGGCTTCAATGGACAACCCTGTAGCGCCAGCGAGCGCGGCCATCACGGTCAACTGCGTGGCAGGGCTGCCGTCCGTTGTCACTGATGACTGCCCAGTGGTCCCGCCTATCGTCTTGGCGTAGAGCTCACCACTGGCATAGCTGTATATGGCCCCACGTTGAAGGGACTCGTAGTTTGCCCTTATCCAGGCAGCGATCTGTTTGAATTGGTCGTGGCCTTCGTAACCGGATGCACGCAGTTCAGCAACCTCGCGCAGTAATGCCGGAGGGAACTTTGAGTCTGCAGCCGTGAAATCAAATTCAACATGATGCGCCTTCCGCCGTGCATCATCGAACTTGATGTTGTAACCAGTGCCATTCATTGGCATACCTATTGCCCACGGTAGTTCACGCCACATCTTTGGGGCACGCTTATTAAGCACACCGTTAAACAACATGTTACGATAATAATCGCGATGCATCATCGGTGTGATAGTGCGCATTGATTCCGGGCGGGCGTCGAGCTTGCTCGCATAATCGATGAACGCTTTCGGGAATGTGCCGTGCAAGCCGAAGTCGATCACACCCCGCTCGAGATCTCTTTTGGTCTCCGCCTCGATTGCGGCTAATGCACCCGTCACCCGAGCATGCGAGCGGGACCTGATCCCAGTGGTCGCCAGCCGTGTCATGAATGGTACCTTTGAGTCTGCTAGCCATTCTCTGGTCACCGCCGCCCCTTCCAGTATCGGCCCAGGGCCGTACTTGTCAACCATGTTACGCGTGAATTGTGCATCCGTCCAGATGTCCGTGTTCGCGAAGTAATCGGCATAGCGGTGCCTGAAGTGGATACGTGCTTCCCGGAGCAGTTTCTCACCAATATCGGTGCAGACAGGGTCCAGGTTGTAACGGGCGAGCGACAACGCCTCAGTCCTTGTTGAGAAGCGGGTGGCTGTGTTCACACCTCGCTCGGCATCCATTCTGTCGATCCAACGGGCTGACCTCGCGCTCAAATAGGCGGATGAGGTCGGTGTTAGCCGCATGCGTCTTTTATGTGGTTTCACAGTATCCTTCACGAAGTGGGTGGGCATTGCGTCGCGGTGCCACTGCACTTGCCGCTTCAACACCTCCTCTGGGCGGTAGTCGTTGGTTGGGAATTCGGGAATCGCGAACTTGATATCCTGCGTCCCTGTCCGGCCACGGCTATTGTATGCATACGCTTGCCTCCTGATATTGGGCGGGAGCGGCGCCCACACAGTCTTAGGTGATCCCCTGCCCAGTCGGAAAGCGTCCGAGATTGGCATGCTTTGGAATAACACAATCAAGGACAAGAGCAGTTTCTCGACATAGCGC